GGGCCTCAGGGTTTGATGCCTGAGGCCCTGGACATCTCCATGACCTTTTTGGTGAGCCCCTCAAGAGTGCCTTCCGTCTCCTTCACGATCGTCATCACTTCGATCATGTTCTGTCGGAAGTCTGCAGACCACCTGACCAGAAGCCCGGTGCCAGATCCGATGACCAGAGCCATGAGAGTGGCGAAGGAACTCGTCATGAGGGCCACGCCACCGGCAGCGCCCTTCATGCCAAGACTCAAGGCACCCATCGAGCGGATACCGATCGAACCCATGCGGCCGAGCGAGTTGCCCAGCATACGGACACTGAACGTCATGCGGTTGGTCGAACGAGTAGCGGCGTCGGTACGGCGCTGATAGATCTTCTGGGATCCACCAGCTTGGTTCACGAGTGCAGCTTGCTTCGCCATGTTGGCGTTCATCTTCGCCATCGTGAGGTTCAGCTTCTTGACCGTGTTCTCGAGTCCGAGTACCTCGCCCTGAGCACGAAGCATTGCTCTCGTCCACTGTGTAGTGTCGAGTGCAAGATGGGCTTCCAAGCCTCCGCCGCCGCTCGTGACCGTGTTTGGCATTTACTTCTTGATGTCCTCCGGCTGCTCCTCAGCACACCGTATCCAGTGGAACCCCATGAGTTCGACCTGCTCGTTGAAAGTCAGATCGCACCAAGGCTTACCAAAGACCGATAGGGGGTCAATACGCTCGATGGTAGATAGTTCCGTGTATCTGAGAGACCGGCCGTCGAACTTTTGAGGACGCCAGCCGGTCCCTCCAACGCTTCCCCCTGCTATGCAAAAGAGTCGCGGGCCTCCACGATGGCATCGTCCTTGAGGTTCGAGACCTCCATGATGCCGTTCACGATGTGAACGAGGTCACCCGAGCTGAAGCCCGAGTCCTTGAACTCGTCCCACATCGCGTTGTAGTACTCCTTCATCTCGTCGGAGTCATCCTCGACACCCTCTGGGAGCTCGCAATCGAACTTCCAGTTGTCATCATCCAGACCCTGCTCGACGAAGTACATCATCCGCAGGCGATTGATAGCGGTCATCCGCTGGATGAACCCCTCGTCGTGGACGTCGTCCTCGAGAACGGGGACTCCGTTGTCCTTCATGATACGCTTGCGATTGTCGCGAGCGTACTTCCGAGGTGGCTTCGGGTTCGGGAAGAGCTTCTCAGCTCTCTCCTCAAAGCCCAGCGGAAGAGCCTTGATCTTGAAAACGATCGGATCAGCGTCGACCCCAGGGCGAGGCAGTAGTACCTCACCCCGGGCGATGCTTTTGAAAGCGGCGCCCTTGAACTTCATCGGGTTTCTCCTACCCTGTTATGCCCGCGCGGATGCTGGCTGCAGCACCGGGCAGATACCTTCGACCTCGAGCGAGGAGGGCATGCCCTCCTTGAAACGCACGCGGTCAGCGTGGAACCCGGGGAAGGTCAGGACTTCGTCCTCACCTGTGGAGTCCGGGTTGGTGATCGTGAGCTCGAGATCGACCGCGTACGGTCCACACGAGTTCGTTGCCGTCGACGTCCATGCCGATGCGTTACCCTGCTTGCGCAGAGCATCCGCAATCGAAACAGTCGCGCCGGTGGTGGTCTCACCACGCCACTCATCGAAGACGGCCGAGAAGCGGACCGTCATGGCCTCTTCCTCGCCCTTGGCAAGCGAATGGATCGCTCCCCGGTTCTTGATCACGACCGCGGGATCCGAGGTATCAGCCTCGAGATCTCCCATGTCGATCGGGATCGTCAACAACTCGCCGCTTCCACCGCCCTTGATCACGAGGACGGCGTCGCGGAAGGTGCGTGCACATGACATGCTAACTCCCAACGCCAATCAGGGCCGTGAAAGTTACGACCACAGAGTGTGTATTGGTGCCCTGTTCAACTGCGAAGTTACCTTCGCCTGCAAAGGTCAGGTTTCTGTACGGAACGTACTTCGTCTGACCTCCGTCGATCCGACCACCACAGAGCACCGAATGGGTGGCTTGATCGTATGTCTTGACGTCGAACCTCTTGTTCCGGAGAGCCATCTGGATGGCGGCTGCGATCCGGAACGGGGCGTTCGCGTCTTTCTTACTGTGTTCGTTAGCGAGCAGTCCGTGGCAAGCGATTTGGAACATGAAGTCGTTCATGAACGAACCGCGACGAGTGTTGATCTCGGTATCCCAGAGCGGCCAGAACACAGCCCACTCGTCGAGACCCTTCACCTCTTGATGCATACCCATGTGCCGAGCCGTGACGTTCACAGCGGTACACACGTCCTCGAACTCCTTCTGGAGCGAGAGTATGATGTAGTGAGGGAGCTTAGCGTTTAAGACCACGACGACGTAGGTATCCTCTGGTTCTGTTCTTCACCCGGACCTTGGCCTTCTGCAGGTTGATCCGCAGCATGCCTCGGGGCGCTTGGTCCGAGTGTCCGTACTCCAACCATACGATGTATGGCACATCGTTCAGGAAAACAAAGTCGATCTTTCCAGGTCGACTCATGTTCTCCAACTCCCAGCCGGCTTGAGCCTTGCCCGTAGCGACTGGAGTATCCTCTTGGATCCGGCGGTATGTATCGACCGCAATCTCTTCCACAATTCGATAGATATCGTCTTGTGAAGCGTTCACCGTATTGAGATAGACCTGCATGGCCAGCATAAGGCCATCCATCCTGATCCCAATGTCTACCTTCAGTCCCTGAGAGACCCGAAGTGACTTCGTACCAGGGGCGGCTGTGTAAGTCCACTTGCCTAGGTTTCGCGGGCGAACAGATGCCATCGTGACTTCAATGTCTTCTTGTTGATTGCGATCACGCGGAACTGAACACCGTCCGCGTCCTCGATGATGTCTCCGACCTTGGGGTTCACGCCGAGTTGGTCGATGGGGATGTCCCATTTGACGTCGTCGACTTGAATGTATCCCTCCATGATCCGGATGTCTCGCTCTGCCACCATGTGACGAAGCGCAGACTTGATTGTGAACACTTGGTCGTCGATGCTGGTCACGATCCCAGATGCCGCGCGAGAGTGGGTACCCTCACGAGTGTACGTGATCTCTTCTTTGTTGTCGAAGACACAGTAGTCGTCGGTCAAGTCAAGATCAAATACTGCAGGGCAATGATAAATCGCCTGTTCAGCGAATACCAGTGAGTCTGCTACGGTTACTGGGAGATTGGCCATTACGTGAAGCCCTGTGTCCTCTCCTCGTACGGTCCGTCCTCAAGTGCGATCAACTCGTTGAGGTCCTTCAGTCTCTTCGTCAGCGAGTCGAAGTACTCCTGCCAACGAACCTCCTGACCTTCAATATCATACGAAGGTTTCGGCTTCGCTGTGATCTCCTTCAACCTCGCGATGATGTTGCTCTTGATCTCTTGAAGGTCAGTGAGGTCCGACATGAGTTACCCCTCGCTCCGAGCGGCCGCCATCTTCTCGGCATCGGTCAGGATCTTCCGACCACCCTGGGTTTTCGTCCCGAGGATCGGATCAGTCCGGTAACCGGTACCGTCGTGGGTCACGATCTCTTCCAAGGGCACCAGCGTGGCACTCTCTGCCGGCGTGCCGGAACTCTCCGTCACGACGACTTCGTGTTGCGTGTTGCGAATGCCCATGCCCTGCGTGAAGATACGCTCGGCACGGAGGTCAGACGAGGTGAACACGCGTGCCTTGTCGTGTCCGATACGGACCTCGTAACACCGGAAGTCTTCCGGCTTGCATTTCTTGTCAACGAATTCGCGCATGGTGCGCCTCCTTGTGGTTTCTCCTGAGAGCGATTAGCTCCCTCACCACCCTGAGCCCGTGCAGGATTATTCCTGCACGGGCTGGTAGAGTCGAAGTAGCGGTGCTACTAGGCGCCGTTGTTGCGGATCACGAAGCGGGGGTTGCCGACCGCGGCGACACCGCGCTCGTCTGCACGCCACTGACCGACGACATCCTTCTTGAACTGCTCCGGGTTGTTCGCAGGAGCCTGGATGACCGTGAGGCCCCAGTTCTGCATGTACCAGAAGGCTTCCTTGAAGTTGCCGTAGAACCACGTATCGTTCGCCTTCGCGCCCGAGTACGAGAGTTCCGACTGGAGCAGCACGTTCAGCAGTGCGGACACGATCGGGTCCTGCGCGTCACCCGAGACCGGGTTGGCCGACAGCGTCTCGATGGACGAAGCGGTCTGACGCACCTGCACGGCATTGATCACGCGGCGAACGTTGTGAACGTTGCCCGGGACACAGAGGATCTCCGTGTCGCCGATCATGATCGGGTTGCCCGTGTCCGGGTCCGTCATGTTCTGGAAGAGCTTCCAGGCGTTCACGATGTCCGTGTAGTCAGCGAGCACGTTCGTGTGATCGTTGATCCAGTTGCCCGACGTGAGGTACGTGTTGTACGCAGTCCCACGCCAGTTGAAGTTGTTGGTGGCGCCCATGACGACCTTCAACACCCTCTTGAGGCGTCCGGTCGCGAGGCGCTTGCCGACAGTGCCGGCCTGACGGGTGACCAGGAACGTGCGATCGAAGAAGACGGACTCCTTCGTGATCTTCACGATCAGGCCACGCTTCACCGTGTTCGGCGTGTTCTGCCAGTCCTCGCCGAACCCCGACTCGGGGAATTCCATCCCCTCGCCGACAACGAACTCTTCGTCGAGGATCTCACCGGGTCCCGGGATCTTCTCGCCGTCGAACTTCGTGGGCACGACCTGGATGATCCGATCGAAGACGCCACCATCGGCCTCGTCGTAACCGGACCGGATCTTGCTGTACACGATCTGACCCATGACGTTGAGGAACGCCGTGGAGTCCACGGGTGCCTCGGTCAGGACCAGACCGTCGCCGATGCCGCCGCTGCGGCCGAGGAGAGCGGTGGAGCCGCCCTCGATGAATGCGTCCGCGAGTTCCTTCATGGAGAACTCTTCGGGTCGCAACTTGCCCTCGACGAGTGCGTTCCGCAGGAGCTCGCACGTACGTGCGGCGCCCTGGGACTCGTAGAGGTTCTTGAGATTGATCGTCCTCTGAGCGAGCATTATGCTTGCTTTCCCTTTCTGGTTGCTTAGCCCGTTAGGACTAGGCAGCCGCCTGCGGTCCGCCGCTCATCACCACGGAGGAGATGCGCACGAAGACCTTGGTGGTGTTGGACCCGTAACGCTTCGCCACCCGGCCGATGGCCAGATTGGGCGTAGCAACCGCGGCGACCTTCTGGTCGACGATGGCTGCACCCGCGCCCGCAGCCGGACCCACGAGGGCTCCGAGCTCGAACGTTGCGGCGTCGCACGTGAACTCCCAGACGCCGGTGGTACCGACGCGGATGTCATTGCTCTCCAGAGTGGCCCGACTGGCCTGCTCCGAAACTCCCAGGAAGCCATCGTGGAAGGCCTCCTGTGTCTCGGCAAGGGTCGAAGCTTCGGCCACGTCGGACGCGGGCTTCGCGTCGTCAGAGTCCTGCCAGACCATGTCACCGATTTCGATCGCCGTTGCGAGATCGACCGCCGCTTCCACGGGGTTGTTCGCCTCACGACGGTGGCGCTGCACGTTGGACAATGTTGTCCCTCCTAGTGCGTTGTGCCCGTTAGGGCGAACTACTTGGCGAGTGCCTCGACGAACTCTTTCGAGTCCTTCGGACCTTCACTGCCATCGCCCTTGCCCTTGCCGGCGCTCTCGAAGAGCGTCTTGGCGGAGGACTTGGGCGCCGTGGTCGGAATGGAGCTCGCGAGCGCCTTCCGGTCCTCGACGAGAGCGGTCGCCCGCTCGTCCGAGGTGTTGATGTCGAGGACGTCCGACTTGAACGCCTCCGTCAGGAGGATCTCGGGGATCTTGGCGCTCTCCAAGAGCGTCTCCCTCTCCTTGATCTTCGACGCGGCCGTGGTAGCGGCCTCCTGTGCGTCGATCTTCGACGTGAGCTCCTTGACAGTCGCGCGCAGGGTGGTGAGTTCGGCGTCAGCCGTACTCTCCTGGAGGATCAACTCCACCAAATCCTTGCGCGACTCGCGGAGCTCGCTGATCGTCAGCTTGCTGAGGTCCATATCGGACTCCTCCACGGTGGAAAGCAATGAAAGCTCCTGAGTCCATTCGACCAGGACGCCAACGATTGCTGTTTTCTTGTCATCGAGTGTTGTGTGCTGCTCGTGCATCCTCTCCCAGAGGAGATCCCAAGCAGCGAAGTTGATCTCGCGGATCTTCTCCATCAGGGCGGCATCGGCCACACGGTTGGCCAGCTCACCCTCTTCCAGTTCGCTCTCGAAGAGCGATGCGGTCGTGCCTCCTCTGCCGACGACGTCGACCGAGGCAACCGCAGTGATCTCTGTGACTTCCTGGACGCCTTCGTCGTTCATCCTGCCCTTGCCACCTGCGTGGTGACTGAGGCAGAAGAGTTCCGGAGCGTTCTCGGCTGCCCACAGGATGCGGCTCGTCATCGGATGACTCGGCATGAGCTGCAGATCTCCGTAGAGACCCTTGCCCTCGACCATCCGAACGTTCCTGTAGTTGCCGGCGATCGCCGCCGTGTCACCTTTGACACGAGATCCCTCAGGCTTGAGGTGTCCGATGTTGGCAGTCGTACCCTCGTACATCTCGATGGCGTCCGTCAGGGCGCTCTCGAGATACACGCGGTTACGGGACGGACTGGAAAGCCCGACCATCTTCACGCCCTCGATAAGAGCGTTCTCGGTGTCGATCTTGCTGCCCTCGAGCATCTCGAGGCGATGGTCTTCGACCAGTGAGAATGTCTTCATGATTTCCTCTGGAACACAAAGGTCCCGATATCCTCTCGGCCGAGGTCCTCTTCCATGCGGTTCTCTTCCAAGAGCTCGAAACAGAGTTCTGAGAAGTGACGGATGAGTCCCTCGCGGGTGAAGTACCAGTAATGCTCACCCGGACGGTAGTGCTTCGATGAGCGAGCGTGATCACGATCGGTGAAGATCGGGATAGAGATAAACACCTTCCCGAACAGGTTCTGAATGTACTTTTGGGGAGTCCGCTCGTGTTCGTAGGAGTCCCAGAAGCTAGCGTTCACGTGACCGTACTCAGGATCCGAGTACAAGCGGTTTCGAACAAGCCAGTCCATCATTGGGAGACCGACGTCATATCCCTTCACGTCCAAACCAGCCGCTTGAGCTAACTTGAGGAACTGACCGCAGCCGATACCCACGTCGATGAGATCAGCACCGGGTTCCAGGTGCTGAAGGACCAGACCAAGACGTGCCTGATTAAGAGCAAGTCCTTGCTCTGTTTGGGCATACCCTACGTACTTGTTGAAGTACGTGTGGTCATACTCGATAGGCCTCACCTCGAGGAAGCCATGATCATCACGCCACTGCAGCATGCATGAGTTCCTCGTACTTACGCTCGATCTCTTCGTCGTCGAGCCTCTTGTTGCACTCGCCACCCATGTGACGAGATCCATAGCAGTCGCAGAATGGGTTTGGTTCTACCTCTCGGTGGTGGGTCAAATCCATCCACTCATTCCGGAGAAGACGAGCAGGGACATCACCACCGTACATCGTAAGAGTACGTTGCCTCAGAGCTATGCCGAGAGGCAGACCGAAGCCCACGCAGGTGACCATGATCTCAGCTGACGCGATCATCGTGATCATCGCGTCAATCGAGAGCTGTCCGAGCATGTATTCCTCGTCCACGCGAAGAGGTTCTCCGTAGTACCACTCCTCACCGGGCTTGATCCAACCAAGCGAGATCCACGTGATCTCTGGATGATTGTCGATCAGTCTCTGCATGTGGACGGCGTCATTGGGCCGTGCGGAGTTCGTCCACTCACTACGTACTGTAGGAGGTCGGATGATGCCCACGCGACCCATGTCGTTGCGTTCCCAAGGGAGTTCGAAGCTCTCGTTCGCGATCGAGACACCGAGACTCTTGGCCATCGCGTCAGGAGGAACAATTCCTCTGCGGAAGTCGGAGATCTTGTAGCGGCAGACCAGCTTCTCGAGCTTGGGCGGGCATGTGACGAACTCGTCGGAACTCAGAGCATTCGCTCGCTGCGTTCGCAGTCCGGTGTCAGCGTACACCGGGTGGACGTTCGGCATGTCACGATAGAACTGCGGCCAGGTCGTACGAATGTACACATCGCCTCTCTCAGCCGCGAGGGCCTTGAGAGCGGGGCGCTGGTAGATGTTATCTCCCATGCCTAACATTCCAGATACGACTACAGGCATTCTTCTCCGAAGTCCCTTCCGTTCGCCACTGCGGCGTTGTACATCTTCCTTGTCACGTGCACGGCCATCCGTGCGAGTCCAGGAACGTTCCTGAACCACCAACTATATTTCCCCAGAGCCTCTTCGAGTTTCAAATGATCTCTTCCCAACCGAGACCACCGAGGACGTCCATGTTTGAAGTCAGTGGATTGACAGCCAACACGATCTCATCACGATCACCATTGATCGCTTGACCGAGATTGCGCTTTGACCTTGTGGGCAGATTTACGACCGTGCTACTCTTTGCGTACCCACCGTCGATCTTGTGACCACCTGTCAGGAGGTTGACTGACGGGTTGTTGACTTGATCGCCTTGCGCAACCTCAACGCCATTCACACTGGCATATACGAACGCACCCGCGACTGTAGGATTGAAGAACAAACCCCAGCGGAAGATGTCGTTCGTTGTAGCCATTAGCGACGTCTTACGAACAGCGATGCGATCGCCAATATGGTCGGCGCTCAAGCGAATACCGAGCAGCGCATACCATACAGACGTTGAGTTCGCATTGACATGGGCAGACAGGTCTTCGTAGAACTGGATACCGTTTTCTTCGACACCTCCTTCGGACATTATAGTCGAGCAGATGTGCATCAACTCGGCCGTGGGACCAGTACTCGAGATCTCGTACCGGAGCGGCAGGTTCGGCGTACTCATGTACACCGAGTCTACGATGGTGGCATGGTGTTCAGCGTGCAGGTAGACCAGTTTCCCGCCGACATAAGCTCCGAAGCGGACAGTGCCTACGCCGAGCCACTCGAAGTCGATGACGAGGATCTGTGCTGCTGTAGGGTTCGCAACTACTCTTGATGGACCATTACCATCGACGCGATCGATGTTCCAGTCTTGTTGTTCGATGCGGTTGTCGACGCCATCCTTACGAACGACGACGAATACCGTACCGTCTGTACTCTCGAAGAATACACCGTTGCTCTCGTCGAAGTAACCAGCCCGACCGATTACACCGGTCTCTTGGACACCAAGAACCAACGTGAACATGACCAGTTGACTCTTACCCGGCTGATAGTTGAAACGCTGGAAGGTCTGCCGAACAACCGAGTCGCCCGCTTCGACGTGCATCGTCGTCGCCGCATCGACCACCGAGTGTATTGAAGTAGCGTTGCCGGAGGTGTCGGTAATCTCCTCATCCCACAGCAATGGTTGTTTGTCGTGAAGTTGCTTGCTATCGAAGATCGTAAACGGCTCAGCCACCCGCAGACGCCCGAAAGAGTCCTGAACGTTATCACCCCACGCATCAACCAATACAGGTTGTACCTTCCCATGGATATGGGTAGGTTCGTAGGTCAGATGGGACTGATGGGCGATGTTACTTCTTCTTCTTTAGTATGCGCTTCCCGCGAAGGATCGTGTGGTACGCGGCTTTCCTCATGCCCTTGAAGTGTGACACCCTACGAGAGTTGTCTGCCGTCGCGCGGCTAAACAACCGCAACACGGGTGTCACGAGCATGCGGACAAACCACGACTTCACTCCTTGGGAGCCTCCGCCTTGGGCGCGGCCTTGGCGAGTTTGTGCGCGGCACCCGTGGCCGTGAGGGCCTTACCAACGGTTGTCACGACGGCTGCGACAGCCGCGTACTGCGGGAAGAACACGGCGCCCAGCGCACCGACGAGCCACATGGCGATGCCTGTGTATGTCTTTTTGCCGTTCACTGCACTTTCTCCTTGATCTTTTCGATCTCGATGCCCTGACGAGTCTGGATGTTCAAGATCTGATCGATTTTCCCTTCGATCCGGATCTGTTGAGGTGCGATCTCCTCGATCTTCGAGTCGATCTTCTCGATGACCTTGCGGTCAGCGATGAACTTCGTCTCGAGAACCGTGAGACGATGACCGTTCTTATTACTCTGATTGTTGGCCTCATCGGCATCTGCACTGATAGCAGACGCCCACGCAATCAGACCAGCACAGAAGAGCGTGCTGGCTATCCCGACAATGGTCTTCACCATCGAGTTGGTTGGAGTGGTCTTGGGTGTCATTTAACCAGCTGCGCTATCGTTGTTGGGGTCCATACCCTTGCCAGGCTTGCCCTTGTTGCCGCGAGAGTCATCACCCTCGTTCTCAGCTTCTTTGTTCTTCCTGGCCTCGAGCTCCTCGTCCCAGTCCTTCGCAGACGGCGGGATGATGATCTCATCGCTCTTGTTGTTGTCCAGCTCTGCGTCGTAGTCGAGGCCCTCTTGAGCGCCCCACGTACGAAGAGACAGAAGACCGTTGCGATGTCTGATCTCACGGGAGCGAGTCTCTTGGAACTCATTCCTGCTCTTGACCGACGGACCTTGGATGTCGCACTTCAGTTCGAGAAGGCGCTCGTCGAGCCGTCCGAGTGCCACGTTGACCTTCAAGAAGATCTTGAAAGCCTTTCGAAGGTGGCGACCCATGCGACGTTGGCGGACCGTAAAGGCCTTCAGCGTCGGACTCTCCGCGGCCAGAAGGCTCGCGTAGTTCGAGTTGGCTGCGTTCATCGAGAAGATGAACTCTGCCATGGAGACAGAAGAAGCTGCTGCACGTAGCTCGGCGTCTAGAACGCCGACGATCTCGGAAGCGTTGATCCCGGCGGCAGGGAAGTGGTACTTTTGCCCGGCTGGTACATCAAGGATCGTGCCCGGCTGCAACTTCTTCTGTCTGACCGACTGACCCGACTCAAGATCGGTGACGGTCCTGTCGGCATCGTTGTCAAGCCAGGTAGCTACAGAACTCCCCTTCTGCCCGACTGGATGCTCTCTGATGAGAGCGATCGCAGCTTGCAGCTCTGCGACCTTACTCATGTTCCGAAGGACCTTACTCGCCCGTACGAGGTTCTCTCTGACACACCAGAAAGAAGGAACTCCTCGGAAGACGTTCATGTCCACGTTCTGCTTGAAATGGAGGACTTCGTGGGCCTCTACTGGCTGGTCGTTGATGACATAGCCACGAATGTCCTGCTTGTCGCCCGGAGGCGTGATGATGCCGAACTCGAACTTACCTGAGCGATCGACTACCTCATCGGGCTCGACCCAGCGGTAAGTGAGTTCGCCGCCGACGTCCACGAAGAAGCGAATGAACGCCTCACCGTCCCGGTCGCCGCGATACTGCATCTCCGACTCAGCTTCCCACCAACTGTGCTCCTCGACCCATACCTCCCAGAGGGCGAGAGCCTGCTCGATCGGCTTCTCGAGTGTCTTACGCCTCTTCGGGTCGATCAAGCGGTAGGTGAAGCCGGTTCCTACGACGAAGTTGCGGAGGTTCGTGTGTCCGTTCTTCGCGAACGGGTTGTCGAACGCAAGATCTCTTCCGATGAGCCGCATGCACTCGAGCGTCATGAGCGAGGCCGGACCCTTGTGGTCCACGCCGTCCTTGCCATCGATACGCGTCCAGGCCTCGTAACCCGCGTAAGGATCCACGATCTGGCCAGCGAAGTTCTGGTACGACTCAAGAAGGTTCTTCTCGAGCTCGAGTTCAGACTTCCTCAACTGCATTCTGAGCTGATCGTTGCTGAGTTCGAGGAGACCGATGTCTACCTCTGAGACGGTTGTCGCTTCTGCGACAGCTCCTGCACTAGGCGAGTCCAATGGTCACCTCCGTGTTAGCCCGGCCACGGTTCTGTACCCAGGAGGCGATCACTCTGAGGAGCATCTCCAGGGCATCAGGACCATCGTCGTGGTCTGCAATCGGGAAGAGACGTGTCTGGTCGCGGCACCGCTTCGCGCCCTTACTACCGGCCTTCCACCTCAAGCGACCTTGGTACAGGTAAGAAGCTAGTCGCTCGATGCGTAGATGCTTGGGATCGTTGTTCCAGATCTCCACAATCGGCAGAGCCTGGCCCGTGAGGGCATAGGCATCAGCAAGATCGCCACCAACCACGCTCTGAAAGCCGTTCGACTCCCAGCCGACGCCCTGGAGCTTGAACTTCTTCGCGAGACCCAGACCGAAGTCGATCGACTGCTTGCTGGAAAGGCGCTCGAGGTAGGCATCCACATAGATGTGTGTCTCCCCAGGCACCCAGCAGCCCCACAGCCACGCGCAGTAGTCACCCTTTTGAGCGTCTTTGCCGAGGACAGGATCGCATGCCGCGAAGTAGTAGCCGTTCGTCGGCCAGTCCGTGAACCACTGGTTCTCACCCTCGAACCAGCTCTCCTCGAAACGACATCTTGTCGGGTTGATCGGGTGGTTCTGCTTCTCCGACATGAAGGAGATCGGGCCTTCTTCAGCCCGCATCTTCATGAGGTCTAGGAGGGGTTCACGATCCTCCCAGAGCACCTCCGACCCCTCGTGCATCTCCTTCTTATGGAGGAGATAGAACTCGTGGGCCTTGTCGGTGTCCGTGAAGTAGATCGTCTCCCAGGTCTCCCAGAGAGTCATGTTGTCAGGCCACTTCACGATGGCCTTGAAGGTGAAGCCGTCCCAACCAGGTCGGTCACCGAGCTTCTGTACGAGACACTCTGCGTTGATCACGGTGCCCAGAACGATGACGTTGGTCCCTGGTCGGCCAGCCTTCATCACGCCTTTATCGAACCAATCCAATGTCTTGGCTCTTACGGCAGGACTGCAGGCGCTCTCGTCGTTCTCAGGGTCATCGAGTAGGATCAGCGACGGCCGAGCCTCTCTCTTCCTTCGACCACGAATTTTCCCCAGGGTGCCAACGACATCGATCCGGATACCGTTGTTCGTAACGATCGAGTCTCGCGCCCAGGTAGGTCCTTCACCGACCACATCCGGGTAATCTTCTGCGAGCTTCTCGTTGTGCTCGATCTCTTCCTTGATGTTCTTCAGGTGCTGGATGCCCTGGCTAAAGGTATCGGAGCTCAGAATGATGTAGTCTTCGAGCTTCTCGCACATGCAGTAGATCACGAAGAACACAGAGACGTAGCTGGACTTCGCGCTGCCTCGCGGTGCCTTGATGACTGCCTTCACGCTGCGGCGTATCGCTGCCTCTGCCAGGAAGTCCATCAGCCAGATGTGGAACTGACTCGGTTCGTTCTCTTTGTAGTGAGCGAAGTACTTTTCCACGAACTCCGGGAAAGAGACACTGCCGCGCTTCAGACCCTGAGTCAGGGAGCGCAAGAACCATGCCGCGGTCTTATTCGACCGTTCCACCAGGAGGAGCTCGCCTGCCATCAGTCAGTGCCGAACAATCTTGACAGTCGGACGTTGAAGGCAGCGTTGAGCTGCTCGACCTTCTCACTTGGAAGATCGAGGTTCTGGATGTCTGACACGATGCCGTCAATCAATCCTCTCAGCTGATCTTGGGTCAGAGAGGTATCCGAAGAATCTTTCCAGTTGGACCTGGCCTTCAGACCGAAGACCACGATGCTGGGAGGCAGCGTGGTCATGGGGTCTTCGGCTTCTCTCTCGTACCACGCGGCCTGGTAGGCCTTCACAGCCGCGGCGAGAGAATGATCGGCCTGACGCTTGTGCCACACGAGCTGCGCGCTCGTTCCTGCCAGCTCACAGAGCTTCCAGAACGGAACGTACTGCGCGGTCGCCAGGAGATACATGATCTTCTGACGCCAGCGAGTATCGATGCCAAGTCCGAGTCGCCCGCGACAGTCGCCGGACATCAAGGTAGCGAAGAGATCTCCCTTGTCTGTCACGGGCGGAGGATTGGCGTCGAATTCCTCCAGGAGCACACGCAACCTGGTTTCTTCGGTGCGCTGGATGCCCGCGTATTGCGAGATCCTGCTAGCAGTCGAACCTTCCAGTGGCATGTAGAACTCCTGGAACACAGGACTCCAAGGGCTCGGCAATTCCGAGCTCTCAGAGTCGCGAAGACTCAGTAGAGGTTCAGTCGTAACGCGTTACGCCCTCTGTCCGTACGTCCTCTATACTACAGCATCTACTAGCGTACGTACAACGTACGTACTCGTAACGCGTAACGTCGCGCGTAACGTCACGAGTGGTAGAATGGGTGAACTAAGCACTTAACCCTAGAGAAATGAAATTAGATAAAAATGAGTAAGTCCTATAGTCTATATAGGTACAACGACACAGCCACCACTTGTTAAGTACTTGTTAAGTAACAAGAGTATAACATATAGTTACAGTTCCTCCCTCTACACTCCCGCAAAACGCGTTTATGTTCAAGCTCCATCCATTTCTCCCGAAAATTTTCGAGCACCTACATCAGAAGCGACTCTGCTCTACCACCGCACACCCTGAGGCCCTCACCGCGACCCGGACGCCGATCATTACCCAAACGCTGCAGAATTTCCCCAGATATGTAGGTGGGTTAGCGGAGGTCTACTGAGATCGAGACTCAGGTACCATGTCCTTTTAAATGGACATCGTTCATTAATTTAAACACACATGTTATTATTTGAAACATGTACATCGCGTGAATGTGTTGTATAATGAACATAGATGAATGAGACATGTCTAACACGATGAACATGAATCATTATGATAATAACAACAATCATCGTGATAAGGAGAATTGTCATTATGACAATCGCTAATCAAATCGAGAACATTACCACTTTGACAAACGAGCTTGCTCAAGTCGAGAATGATTATCAAAGCGTGAAAGAAGAAGTCAGTTTGATATGGAAAGAATACTTCCGTCTCAATCCGATAAAGAAAGATCTCAATGCGAGAAGAAAACTTCTCAAAGCGGAACTCAAGTCTCACATCGATAATAGTCCAGAGCTTGCCGCTCTTCTCAAGTCGATAAAGTAACACTCAATATGATTACCGGGATGATTATCATCCCGGTAATCACGGAGATCAAAATGACACTCGTCGCTCACATCTGTGCTTGGTGTACACGAACACTCGAGCTCGAAGAAACCACAGAGATCTGGCCATTCGCGGACGACGGCTACGTCGAGACGCACACGATCTGCGAGGCGTGCGCGAGCACGATGTAACCTCGAGCTTACAGTCTAGCACGGCTTAGGACAGAGCCCTCCTCCCCTGTCACGCGGTGATGGGCGCGCACCCACGGGCCCTCCAGCCCGGGCTCTAGCCCAGGCCAGGTACAGCGCCGCGTCAGCCCGTGGCCCTATGCCCTCTGGCACAGTCTGGCGTTCTGCTCCGAGCGTACCCGACCTAGGTAAGCGCTGGCGTCAGCCCGTAGACCATTAGGCCCGTCCTAGGCTCTAGCCCCTACACTGCCCTACTCGGCCTGGGCTCATGTGGAGCCTGTGCTGGGCTGCTACCCTCTACTTAGGCTCTATCTTCTGCCCTAGGGTTCAAGTGCCTCTAGGCGTCGATTTCGACCCATGCACCACGCCCCTCTACGGCCCGTGTACGTGTGGAGCCTGTGCTGGGCTAAGCACTCTAGCGCTGGCTGGCGCGCAGGCACAGCCGTGCACCTAGCACCGTGGCGCTCGCAGAAAGAAAAGTTGCCTATGCTAACATAAAGTCACGTGAAAAGGTGTACTTTTCGTTGCTTTCGTGATACAATGGATCTTCATGAGTTGAGGAGGACGCAACACGATGTCCAACACGAGCCAGGAAGTTAATCTGGCGCAGACGAGAAAAATGCTGATTGCGCTTGGCGTGATCAAGAAGCCAGCTAAGAAGAAGTCGTCCGAGACGCTATCTGGCGCCACAGGCGCGGGTAACCCACTCGAGAAGCAATATCACGAGGCTCAAGGTTGGCCGTGCAAGATCTGCAACCTCGGTTCCTCGGACTACCACCTAACCTACGACGGTCCCGGTCTTGCACAAATCAATGCACGCATCGAGGCCGCACGAACGATCCGACACTTTCGGCCGATCCAGGCCACGTTCTCCTTCATGTTGAGGAACTAATGATGGAATGCTACCTGGCCGAAGAGAAAACTAGTGATAACCGGTGGGTTGTACAAGCCGTGTATGCCAAGAAGGCTGCCGCGCACGAGGCCAACATCGAGGAAGCTCGAGGCTATCAAGACGGCGAGTCAGTGCTCTCGATCGACGATCCGAACACCACAGTTCGTATGATCGCTCGTAATGGCGATTATGCCTTCGAAGCCCGGGTAACCTCCCGGACGTTCGTGAGCAGCTGAGAAAACAGTTTGCTCGATCGAGCAAATAGTCACGTGAAACACTGTACATTTCCACGACTTCGTGGTACAATGGTGTTAGAAAATGAGCGAGAGATCTGGATCCCCGTCTCTCGGCTCTATTAACAACTCGGGGATCAACGGAGGTCCAGATGGACCAGAACAAGCAGACGGTCAAGACGACCGATATCGCAACCCAGATCGCCAGCGTCCAGGAGCTGATCACGGATGCCAAGCGACTCGAGGACCAGTACCAGACGGTCAAGGCCGAGGTGTCCGAGATCTGGAAGCGCTACTTCCCCCTGTCCGAGGAGAAGAAGGCACTCAACACGGCTCGTAAGGCCGCCAAGGCCAAGCTGAAGACCGCGCTCGAGAACGCTCCCGAGCTCGCCAGCCTGCTCGACTCCATCAAGTAGTCGAGATCAACCTCGTGGCCGAGACCAGCAATTACTGGTCTCGGCCTAAACCCGTTTCCGGAGCTATCAATAATATGAGTATGGACGACTTCGTTCGCCGGCTCAAGCCTGCCTCCAAGGGATCGAAAAGATCTGCCTTCAAAGGCTTCACGATCTATGTGCACAGAGATCTGTTCACGTGGATCGACATGGTCCGAGGTGAGTACGGCATGACCCGGCAAGACTTCGTAGAACAGCTGATCAAGTCAGGCGCAGAACAGTTCAAAGCTGCGCTGAAGAAAGAGGAAGAATGATCGTCTTCTACGTCCGCAAGGACCACCCGACTGGCCCAGGACTCTTCCTGCGCGAGGACGACAAATGGACTCCGTACATGAACCAGGCCCGTCCGTTCGCGGAAGAGGTCGAGGCTCACGCAGCCATCGTTAAGCTGCGTAAAGCACGCGGCTACAAGTGGTCGATCGTTAAGGTCGAGCACATTGTCGTTGATTGACGGATCCAAAGACAACTACAGCGCTACAGCTTGGATCGTGGCAGTCATGCCACTCGGGCAGCAGTATTGGTTCTACTTGACTACAGACGACTTCACCTCTGACATGGAGATATCGTCCGAGTACTGGAAAGCGTTCCAGCACGCGAGTCGCGACACAGCCGTCATCATTGCCGGCATCGTGGCCGAGTCCCAACCCCTGCACATACTGCGGGTTCAGAAACTCACCCTCAGCCCAGCCGAAATGGTCTGGGCAGATGGATGAAAGAGCAGACATACATCCGTTCTTGGCCTACACTCTAATAATAGGAGTACTGATCCTTGTCGCGCAAATTGTTATTGAAACTTGAAGGCAACATCCAGCCTGCGATAGACGCGCTGTCTAATCTCGGGCATCTCGGATGTAAGATCGAGAAGATACAGATCTGGCGCCCAGGCTTCATCGTGAAGCAGCACCACCATCTGTATCTCACGCGCACCGGAGACGACCTGGAAGCTGGCGAATCTGTCAAGATCCGCGAGATCCATCAAGCCGAGTACACAAGCATGTTCGGAGACGTCTTCGACATCGTACCTGTCTGGTACTCAGACGCGGAGATCGTGCGCCGTGACTAGCTCAAATGAACTGAACATGTTCATGATTCACCTGATCACGACTGAACAGAAGTTCAAGTCGGACTTGGAGATCTTTCTGCCTGACAACACGCAGGTCGTTAAGCTCGACCCGTGCTTTATCCAGAAAGACGTCGACAACGACACAGTCAAGATCGTCGACATCGCCGGCAAGATACTCGTCTCGTTCGACATCGACCACGTGCCTCCCCAGGTCAGCGGAATGCTGCAACATTGGCAAGACACGGCACCTATCTGGTTCAACGTCGAAGCTGGCGCTGCGTTCCCGAGACAATATTGATGAGACACGTCATCAAGCGACTCGACGATGGTCGGTACTACAAGAACACCGGTGGCTTCAGCTATCGATGGGTGCGCGACCTTCGCTCAGCAACTAAGTTCAGAGAACGACTCGAGACGCTCCGTGAGGCGGTCGCAGTCGAGATTAATACACCTTGCGGATGGAGGAGGACGCGTGTCAAGTAAGTACGACACGGCCAAGGACGACGGCAGGATCCTAGCGGGTCAGCTGTTCAACTTCAGTCATACAGTTCAGGTGACCATCTACTCAGACGAGCACATGAACAGCTATGACATAGAGCAGGCACTGCGTCAGCTCTCAAAGGGCTATTCAGAAGTCAACATCCGACAGGATGATATGGATTACGAGCGCCAGCTAATCTCTCGACACCATGCCTCCATGTGGGAGTGCACACGAGCCTTTTACGGGAAGTACCCGCAGTTCGACATACTGTGGTGGTGGACGAACCATCAAGGCGACCCGGTTCACAGCCATCCTATCGTCTGCCCAGAGAACTTCCCGAACGGCTGGGACCACGATGGGGACCGACCATGGTGATCGCACTCACCATCCTCGTCTGGACGTATCTCGTTTACCGCATTGCTTACCGCATCGGCTGTCGTGCCGGTGCGGCTAGAGCTCTGATCCTGTGCGCATCAGAGCACGTACAATTCATGGCAGCAGTCCGCGTACAGCGTGGCTTCCTCAAGCTCGGTTACGACCAAGACGAGCTTGAAGCTCATCTCCGGAGGACGATCAAATTCTAAAAAGCGGCGAACTAAACGGAGTCACATGGCACATCGTCGATGGCAAGCTGTACATCGGTCTGCCACTCGACGGTATCGATCTCGAGTCTCTTGAAGACGTCGGGCTGCGAGCCATCATCAACTACGCGCTATCCGCACTCAAGCGGTACTGCACGCTATGAGAATGTACGGCTCAGAAGGCAATCGAGTCCACGACTCACGTCTGCTGCCACTCCTACAGTGGCACAAGGACTATCTTGAGCGCGACAAAGACCATCCGTTCCTGTTCAACATGGAACCTGGAGACGGAACGTCATACAAGTTCACACTTTACGGCGGTACTCTCGTCCGTCTTCATGACTGGCCTAAGCTTCAGTACGTGATGACGCAAGGCGATATGGAATTCGATCTCATCAACCCGTTCACTGAAGCTCTCATGCGAGAGATTTGGTACCGAGCCTACAAGCACAGTTCCGGTGGGACACACTGGTCATGGGCCAGAGCGATGCCACTCCGATGAGGATACACATCGAGTGCACGATCATACGCACCAAGAAGAAGCTCGGTTCGCTCAACCCGAACGATTGCTTCTTGTCGGACGACGGATGTCCATATCCTTGGACGCTCATCAGACATGACCGCGAAGGCACTATCGCTGAGCAGGCTGGCAACAGCTTACGCATACCACGTGTGCTCCGCAAAGGCATGATGGTTCGCCAAGTCCTACCAGGACGGATAGTACCCTGTGAGTGACTCATACTGGCAGACCAGCCTTGAGACGATACTCGAGGACATCACTCTCACAGACGAGCAGTTCTCACAGATCGTCGAGGACGTTGCTCACTCTGCTTCTATGGAGTGGGAGGCTACAGGACAGGAGCACATCCCGCACCCGTCGGTAGCCGAGATCGAGAGGATTACCACAGCTCACCACAAAGATGAGGCGAGCTGGGAGGATCGTGAAGCTAAGTACCGAGAAGAGCTCGAGAACCTCAGGTACACGATCCGACGCCTCAGGTCAGATCTCTACGACGCGGAGAACCAATGATCGATCCAGCTTACATATGGTGGGAAGCTGTGTTGGAGAACATCCTGCATGGCATCCCTATGTCGGACGAGAAGTTTATCGAAGTAGTGGAAGCTGTCGCGGCAGCGCAAGAACGATACGTTAACGGAGAACCCGGATGAAAGTAGTTAAGCACAGACACAGGCGCAAGGTATCACTCGCACACCTCGAGAAGAACCAGTTCGGGATGAAGCCGAACGGTAGCGAGGTCTTCCAAGTCGTCGAGCACCGCGATCGCATCGTCCACGTCAGGTATCTACATACCGGCTCGACTTGGAACTTCGATCCAGGTCTGATCGTCATCCCAGTCAAGATCACTGAGGTGGCCGAGATCTACGATCGACGCGACCCGCTCGTCGAGGTCACGATGCAGGTACGCAAGTCGCAGCTGAGGGAAGTCCGCGACTTGTGGGACAACGCTAAGTGGCGAGAGATCGAGTGAGCCACTCCAGCGGACATGGTCGAATGTACGTCATCGGCACCAAGGCCGGCTTACCAGATGTCTGGTGGGCTGGCCGAGGACGGATAAGTTTTTACTTCAACGAAGCGCACGTCGTTAACTCGTCCAAGACGATGAAACACGCAACCGACGTGCTTCAATCGCTCGGTTACCTGACCCACAAACTGGTCCCATTCTGGAGCAATACATGAGCAGGATCTTTGTCCATAAACCGCTGAGCGTTGAGTCGCTCGGCAACCTGCCCAGCCCAGGGTACTACCTCCTCAAGGAGGACTACGACACAGTCGACGAGCCTCCAGTCTACTGCCGTGTGCAGACAGATCGAGGCAACGTGTGCTGGCGAGTCGATGAGCCGTCCCAAACCGACGACTTCGCCGACGAGATCGAGGTCTACTTCCTAGAACTGAACGAAGCTCACTTCAACTTCGCCAGCCTGTCCGACTACGCGAAGAGACACAGATGAGTATTGACGACATCGCAACTGACGAGCAGCGCGATAGATGGATCAACCCAGAGCTGTACGACATCCCACCCGGTGATGTTCTCATCAGTCTGAGGTTCGACTCTAAAGCAGGTAAAAGAACGTTCATGTTCGGCGTGAAGCTAGCCGATCAAGGTTCGCTCAGCATGCTGTGGCGGGACCTCTCCTCGTCACTGGAAGACATGGCAAGAGACTCGGAGGAGACTATATGAAGTACATCGGCTACAAGCTCGTACTCGGAGGCACTAGCTCTGGGGTACGACTCGCGTCTAACGGAGAGCTCTACCTCGCCGCATCTGCTACCGTGTTCGAGCGTCGATCAGACGCACAAGTGGTAGCGATGCACGCGTCGTGGCGTCACCTACCCGGTCGGCATTGTGGACCGTTGCGAGTGATAGGACTAGTCCGACCACCCGCAACGTATCCTGCCTTCCTACGCGAATGGCGTAAGGCATGAAGGTCACGTATTACACAGTGCACAAGCGGCAAGAAGACCAATTCGAGTATTCAATCGGCATGTTTCATGAATTCATCTATGTAGGTGATAGGCCGAGAGAGTTTCTCTACCTGAAAGACGCGATCGAGGTGCGAGATGAAGCTGACAAAAGCCTGACGGATGGTAGTCCGCCAGGCTATATTAAGAAGCACATAGTCGAGATCGAAAAGCTCGACTGTTAGGCCATCATCATCGTCCAAGTGGGATCGGGTCCGACCACGACCCGCTTCCCTTGGACGATATCCCAGGCCTGCACCAAGCGATGGAGCAGGTCCTGCTGGAACTCGACCGTCACAACGCTGCGATACTGCGCGATGGCGATGTCTGCCCCATTGTACACGATTTGATCGATCGAGCATGGGCAGTCGATGTTCGGGCTACGCCCAAGCATCCAACTGTAGAACACGCACTGGATAGCCCAGCTCTCGCTGATCTGATCCATGGTCATGAACGCGTTCTTGTGTGCACCCGTCTCTTTCCACGAGCCGTTGATCCGCCGCCAGAGCATCTTGTACCCTGGCGCTGGGTTCTTCTTGTTCTTCGAGAACGCGCCGGTCGTCTTGAAGTCGTGAGCATACACGCCGACCGGATCTCGCCACAGGCTAGCGTCAGGCTTACCCCAAAGAGGTACACCCTCGATCCGAATAGGCTCGACTTGGTCCTCGACACGGTGCAATCCGTCCACCTTGAACAGGCGATCGAAGCACGGCGAGTCGAAGTAAGCAGCAGCTGCTGCCAGCCCGAGTCGCGGGATGATATTGTTAGCTGAGCGATTGTGCTTCTCGACCTGCGTTTCGTACATGTCGGTCGGCAGCAGCTGACCGAGTCGGGCTGCGAGTAGGACCTTGATGAAGTAGTCGAACGCCGAGCCAACGCCGAAGTAATTCGCTTGTGGCTCACTCTCTGGCTTCAGCTCAATCGGTCCACATCTCTTGAGATAGAAAAGATCTGGGTTCGACTCCAACTCGAAGAACGACGTTGGACTCAGATATGCCGGCATCCGAGGATACGGTAGCGTACCTGACGCTTCGAGGAACTTGGCGAGCGTCCACGCGGAGTCGCCGTCCAAGTCTACCGGCTTGATCGTACCATGGTCGGCCCGCTTCATGACAGCTGTGCTCTCGGGTGCTGCTTCAGGATCGCGTCGAGCTCTTCCCACAGCATCAGCTCTGCTTGAGCGTCAGGCAAAGCTCTGTGATCGGGCATCGGCCTTGCGATACCGAAGTAGTCCAGCAGATCTCTCATGCTGGGAGTTGCGGGCGTGATGATACCCGCATCGATGAGTGCTAGTGCGACTGCAGCTGTGTCCCGATGCCGGTACGACGCGAGTCGATCCCAGGTCTTGACACCCCACGTCATCTTGCAGAACTGAACGTCGAATGAGGCGATCTGCTGACCGATCAGTCGAACCTTGTTGAACGGCGTGTCTCGGCAGAGCTTGTACACGTAGTCCTTGATCGCACCGTAAGCGAACTTACGATTGTTGCCTTCAGTGATGTCCAGCCCATGGATCTTCAGCGCTTCGGGATCTGCTCGATCCGGGAAGTCAGCCTTGATCCGCAGCACAAGTGGCTCGAACCTCGGCACACGTGGAACTAGTGCTAGCTCCACGATCTCGTGATGACCTGGCATCAGGCCGGTAGTCTCCACGTCCATACACACTTGGACGATCTTCGTGTCGTTCATGTCACATCTCCACCACAGTCCGGATGCGTGCACTGCCATTTCAAAATGCCATTGTACTCTCCTACAGGTACCATGCTACAGCAGCAGTCCACACATCGTGGGTACAGGTCGCCAAATAAAGGAGACTGAGAAGGGGCGACCAATTCCTCAGCATCCATTTTGTCTACCCAGCCAGCAATGTGCTCGCCGGGGTCAGTCGGTGAGGGATCCGAACTCTCCTCCGTCGGTATCAACGGTCTTGTCGAGTCCGCTCTTGAGATCATCGAGTGTATATCGTCGACGTGCCCGATGCTTACCGGACGCTTCTCGATAAGCCTCGCGAAGATGCCTTCCATGAACTCGACGTCGGTCTCCAGGAGATCGGGTCGGAGCGTCGTTATTAGAGCGCTGATCAGCTCCGTCTGCAGTTGTGTCTGATCCCGCAAGCTTCACCTCCATGGAGAGCAACTCTCCGATTAGGTCTGTTCCCCAGCCAGTCTGTACATAGACTACGCTCGGTCGTTCAGTCGTTCCTTGAACTTCTCGAGCACCTGGACTTGCTTCTCCGACAGAGTACCTCGGCGTTTGAACGCGCTCGACAGATCCGCGAACAGCTCGTTCTCGCTGGACGTAAGCACCGCTTCGTGATGGTCGATCTCGTGGATCAACCAATGGATCCGGTCCTCGCCCGGTGTCTCCATCATATCGTCGAACGTCATCTAGACTCTCCCTCACAGACTTTCTTGCGTGTGCCATCGCGTCGAACATGGGTCCCATCTGGTCATGGATGATACATACTCCGCCGGAACCTGGATGGCTCTTGCAGTTCTCATCGGGGACCAGACAGAACATTAGAACACCTTCTTCTTACCGACGTTCCAGATCACGTTACGTGCCTGAGCTGGGAACATCGGCGCCCAGATCACGGACATCATGTTGGAGTCGTAGTACTTCTCCATCGAGTCGTACAGATCTCCCCAGCCCTTGAGCCGGACGAGGTCGATGATGTCTGCCTTCGACACGAACGTGCCGTAATGCTCGAACCCGAGCGGATGCATGTCGAAGTGAAGCTTGAGTGCCAGCTTCAGCTCAACGTAGCCGTACTCACAGACCTCACCATCGATGATGTGGTTCTCGGCTGCCTTACCATTGAAGCAGGGAGTCGAGATCAACAGCCGAGTGTTCGGCCCCATCACAGCGTCGATGTTCTCCATGATCGTGTGAGTGTGCTGCTTCGAGATGTGCTCGATACCTTCGAAGAACGTGATGACGTCCCACTCCCCGTCCTTCGGCTTCGGCAGCGTACCGTGTACGATGTCGATCGGGATGAAGCGGTGAGGGAACGTGACCCGCTTGAACTTCTCTTTGTTCTTGGCAAGCAGCTCCGACCTGATGTCGATGCCACAGTACTCCTTCGCCGCGAACCTGTTCCGCCAGATGACCTCGAGCAGCGAGCCCGGGCCACAGCAGACGTCAAGGACGTTGAGGTCCCTCTTCATCAGTCGGAGGACGTGTGTCCACCGGAGGAAGTGTGCGAATTGATCTCGATGGTAGACGTGCCGTTCGAACGTCGTCTCCGGATCTAAGTGAGTCGTGTTGTAGGCCACCAAGGTCTCCTCGTTTGCGTAATACAGGGATAGGATCGTAACTACTCATCTCGGTTACGAACCCTTCGAGCTTCAGTCGTTGCGTCTCACCAGCGTCAGATACGTTGATGAACAGGGTATCGTAAGGTTCTACAGTGAAGCGGATCCATGACCCGTCTGACTGTGAAACCTGCACTGTGATGACATCATCCATGGCGCCACTCCTTGCTGAGGCCCGGAGCCCACTTCCACCAGTTGTTTTCTTTCTTCACGATCATCAGGTAGTCCTCAACGCCCAAGGCGATAGTGACAGGACAACCGAACTTGTTTAATTCTCCGAAAAATTTTATCTGGGTATTCTTCAAGCGCCCGTGATTAGGCCTCTTCATCTCAACCCATCTCATACCGAAGTCCGGGTGATAGCACCAGTAGTCCGGCCAGCCCTTCATGTACGTCGAGCCATGCACCTTACGCATCATCCACCCGCGCTTCACCATGTGAGCGCGGAGCTCGTCGCCTAAGTCAGACTCAAGCTTGCGTGGATTAGCGTCGAAGGACTTCACCTGTCCTCACCGTCCCAGGCCTTCTCGATCAGAGACGGTGAGACCGTCGGCTCGATGAACTGCTCAAGCAGCTTCCAATCAGTGCTATACGCGAGGAGATCGTCCTCGTGGATGGCATGAACGATGCAGGGCGGCTCACCATCAGGCGGCTCGTACTTGAACATCGCACCGGTTGTGTTCCGGTACCAGAACAACCAGCCGCAGAGAGATGTGATCTCCTCGCTTACCTCGTCTCCGGTCAGAAACAGAGTGCCTCTATCCGGGACCTCCTTGTCGTCGGCGCGGTGAAAGTAGATCCCGCCTCTCGACATCTCGATCATCTCCACCTCGATCCAGCAGATCTTACCGATCGGCTTCGCGAGTGTATCGATCTTAAGCAATTGGGACCTCCGTGGCCGTGCTTCGTTCGTCTGCTGCATGCCAGCGTACGTCTCGCGGGGTGTCCGCGATGTTAGATGTATGGTTCAAGATGTGGAGACGACCTCCACCTCCCTTACGACCCATGTCGTATCCGTTCTTCCGAAGGAAGTTGTTGATCTTATGTGATGTCCAGAACGACGTGGCCTGAGGATCTGTGATGATCGACTCTTTGAAGGCTTGAACAAAGGTGTCACGACAGACCAGATGCCCGTTGCACGGGTACATGAAGTCTGTGATGAATGCTTCGAGCTCGTTCTGGTTCATCGTCTGTGCGTCTTGCTTCGCAGCCGACGTGATGGTCGGTATCCGTAACCGACTCGTACTCCGCGGTACATGCAGGTTCAGAGCCGTGTGCATGAACGCCGCTGCCTCAGCTTCTAGTCTCGCGAAGAACTCTGCCTTCGGTACGATCACCGCCGGTTTCTCAACCAGGATCACGACCACTCGTGAGTCACCCTTCATGACCGGGCAGTACAGCACGTCGTTCGCACACTGTATCCAGTGCGTGTAGTTGATCGTGTCGAACTTAGCCTGGTACAGATTTCTGATCGAGATGGTCCGGCCAGTCACGTAGTCCTTCATGCGGTTGCGGGCTTGCTTAGCCACTTGGAGGTTGGTCTCCTCCACGACTGCTAACACCGCACCTTCCAGCTCACCGTTGAAGTCGGTGGTCAGAGCTCTGTCGGCTCGGACGCATCCGACGTTCTCATCGGCGAACAGGATGTGGAGAGCTTCCCACATGGTGCTCTTGCCCGTATCCTCGTCCGGTGAATACAGGAATAGATAGGGCAGTGGCTGGGCGGGATACTGAAACATAGAAGCAACCCATAGCTTGAGATACATTGCCCCTGTAACCACGCTATTCGCTTTGCACCAAGAGTCCTCGAGGACCGACTCAGTGAGGGTTCTCCCGATATGATCAAAGATCGAGTCCCAGGTAGGGTGCTGGCCCTCAATAGGCTTGTATCGCAGGCGAGCAGCGCGCAGGTTCCACTGCCTATTCCCAATATACTCCGGCTGGAAAGGTACGGAAACACGATAGTAAGGGTGTTTGAGGCAGAGACCGATGAGTTTGTCCACCTCGCTACCGGACCTCCCCTCACTACGAAGGAGATCCTTGATATCAGACTTTCCGTGTCCATGCCAGTCCTCCTTCACGTGGATAAACCAACCTGCGCCAAACCCTCCCGCGACCATGAGTCGGACGTCTTCATCCGGCGGCTCGAGTTCGATCTCTCCCCGCTCGATGTCCACGACCTTCTGAAGGTACTCACTCTTCTTGTCAGGCCTCCACCCATCGGGTCGAGGCTCGTTCTTGTCCTGCATCTTAATGCGGACGAGGACCTTGGACCGGTCCTTCATTGGCTTGAGTCGACCCTCACGCTCGTGGTACTTCACGTCGAGCGGGATGGTCGGCGCATCCAAGTACTTCATCGCGATCGAGCAGATGGTCAGTGCCTTCTCAAAGACCCACTCACCTGACTCGATCTCGTCCGCACCGCACGCACGGGCGGCCGTGTCGATGTCGGTGGGAACGTTGTACATACACTTGGTCCAGCCTTTTTGGTCGACTTGCCACGCCGGGTGCTCTTTGCTTCCGGCTCCGAAGCGACGGACCACCCAGGACCCGTTGCGAAGAGGGAACATGAAGCAATTGTAGTCGTTCTTCGACGTACCGCCGGCCACAGTTTCGAAAAGGCCTCTAAACCCGAGCTCCTTGTGGGCAGCGGCCAGCGCAGCAGTATGGGCCGTGAGCATGTGTCGATCATTGTCCCAGGTGGCGAACCATCCAGACTTACGCATCCACTCAATGAGTCGACGGTGATCATCATCAAGCGTGGTCTGCTTGGTGCGCGCGATGAGATCCTCGAAGGCCGGATCATCACCGCCACGAGATCTAACTTTGAGCGCTCCATCACGAATAACATCGATGTGGTTGCGCCAGGACTGAGGAGCACACATTCGCTCACTGGCTTCCCGAACCACTTGGAAGCCTCCGGGTGTGGCTTCGCGGTGCCAGATCCAAAGTACTCCGCCATATTTGTCAACATCCTCAAAGAGGTCGTGACCGACAAGCCCAGACATTTCACTGAGCACAGCCCGTGCAAGAGCTGCGTGCTCCGTGTGGTTGGCACAGGGTACGGGCTCATCGAAAAATACATATGCATGAAAGCCTCGTCCAGACTTGGAACGTATGATCTTGACGAACGGGAGCTCAAGGAGCCTCTCCTTCACAGCATCGAGCTGCTTCATGGTCAGACCTTTAGACTTCTCGTGACCCACGATCGAGTCGTAGTCGAAGCCTACCCAGTGGCTGAGCTGGTTCTCCCAGTCCCAGCCAGTGAGTCCAACACACTCGCACTTCGTCTCAAGGTTGAAGCGGATCGCTGAGTCTTTGTACTCAGGTACGGTGTTGGCATTCCAAGGGATCCGGAAGTTCTTCCAGGTCTCACCAGTCTTCGGGTCTTTCCATCCCCACCAGTTCTTACCCTTCTTGGTTGTACCTGTGACACGTTCCGTGCCGTCGACCGTATTGACCTGGACTTCCATAAAGTGGGAGTACAGCTCCGCCATGTGCGGGTCTGCCACCTTGTCCAGGAACTCTTTCACAGCTTGACGTCGTAACACGTTCTTCCTCACACAGGACCCCGGTGGATGGTTTCTCCGCTGTACCTATCTAGAACGAAAGTTAAATTTTAATCGAAACTTTTACGATCTATATAGGTGCAACGCATCTACCACCACAGTATGACTCTATTATAGTGTACTACAGTGATAGTATACATTTACTAGACCCATAGTACCGGCTTAGTAAGTGTATACTATCGCGCTAATACGCTATAATATAGATCTACACTGGAGATAGGAGGACCCATGAAATTCTACAGATGTTTAGGCCTCGCCGAGGTCTACAGCGACATGATCAAGCACATCAGCAGCAATGGTGCGCTCACGAACCCGAGAGGTCTACCCTGTAGGGAGCTCCGACCGGTGATCATCGAGAGCCACAGCCCAGGCGAGTGCATGATCCCCGATCCGAGTGTCAACTACCGCTTCGCTATGGCAGAGTACATGGCCATGCGCTGCGGCTGGAACGACCTATCGTGGCCGGCACGCTTCAACAAGAACGTTGCGCAGTTCGCCGAGGCAGACGGTACGTTCCACGGAGCGTATGGTACTCGACTCGGCTTCCCGTCCAAGTACGATGCCATCATCGAAAAACTGTCGGTAGATCCTGACACCCGTCAGGCTGTGCTGACTCTTTGGAACAACGATCTCGACGTCCTCCAGTACGCTAAGAAGGACCACCCGTGCAACACCCAGATCTACTTCAAGGTCCGCAAGGGCGAGTTGGATCTGACCGTGTTCCGTCGCTCGGCCGACGTGATTTGGGGCGTGCCTTACGATCACTTCGTCTTCGGAACGCTGCTGTGCCACATGGCAGAAGACTTGGACGTCAGGCCGGGAGTGCTCAGAGAGTACATCGACTCACTCCACATGTACTCACCGGAAGCTGGTTTCTACGACGCTGACCGTGTCGAAGAAGCAGCCGCTACTCTGCACACGGCTATCCCCATCCCGGAGTACATGAACCAACCGGACCGGTCCTACACTCAGGTGCGTGACGCCATCATGACTGGCGCCGGGACTGGTCCGCTCTCTAGCTACGGCAGGATGCTTCACAACTTCCTGCTGAGGAAGCCTCTCACATGATCATCGTTCTCGAAGGCCTAGACAAGACTGGTAAATCGACACTCGCTGCAGAACTGCATCGTCGTCTCGGCTACCCGGTCTCGCACGAAGGTCCGCCGCCGCACATCACTGATCCAGACTATCTGCCTGGGTTTGAGTACTACATGAAAACGATCCGTGAGCTACCGGACCACGCCATCTGCGATCGTCTGTTCCACGGTGAGCTCGTGTATGGACCGCTCTGGCGGAACGAGTACGCGTACCAGCCGTGGCAGCTGCCTGAACTAGAGGCAGAGCTCGGGAAGCGGAAGCATGTCATCGTCTATTGTCGGGCTGACCGGCTGGATGTCATGTCCCGGATCGAGCAGGACGTAGAAGCGAACGACCTCGACGTCTTCGTCTTCGAGAACATCGGGAAGTTCATCAGTGCCTATGAAGACCTCGCCGCTCAGCTCGACGGCTGCCTCAGCTACGACAGCTCCCGAGACAGTCCCGGAGACTGTGCAGAGCGCATCATATCCACGCTCGGCTTGGATCCTGCAGAACCGCGATGAGTACACCTGGACGGGGTACGGCTTCGAGCCTGACTCCTCAAGGGCTGCCTTCTTTCACTGCGTCGACTGCGCTGGTGAGGTCAGGCGGCTGTTGTATCGCTCGCACATCAAGTACGGGCAGATCACGATCGTTCGAGTCACCCTGAACCGGGAGCCTTCATGAGTACACTCAACTCGCTGGATGATTTCCACGGGAACATCGCGGCCTTTAACTACCGGCATGGATCGCCGAGATCAGACGTAAATCTCATGCAATGCATGGTGCTACGTGCTCAGCTCATCACTGAAGAACTATCCGAACTGCTTGAAGCGGCCTTCCGCATCGATCAGAAAGGATCCAACGACATGGAGAAGACCTACACCGATCTCATGGATGCGTACGGCGACCTGCTGTACGTCGTGATCGGTACTGGTTCAGCTCTTGACCTAGACTCGACGGAGATCCTCCGCCTGGTCTGCGCATCGAACGACTCGAAGAGAGTCACAGGTGATCCACGTGTTCGGGATAAGGGTCCCGACTTCTTTCCGCCCGATTTCTCAGAACTTGTACAGAGGCACCTCCATGGCTAAGAAGAAAA